ATACTGACTTTTCTCACGAATGACTGTACTGGTAAATCCGCCGGGACTACTTGTAACCAAGTCAAGTATTTCAACCTGAATGGTCTTGGATATTGCAGCAAGGCTAAAGTCACCGATGCGGTCTGTTGCAGAAAAGAGGCGCAGTCCATCTGGACCAAGAAAGATTACATCACCGCCAATTTCCTGAATGGTGTCTTCTGCCACACATCCCAAGTCACGGGATACAGGCTGTAGTGTAAAGTCCGATACACTGTTGCCGTTCAGAACATTAATGCTACTTTCACTAAATACGATAAGCTGTTCACGGAAAACAATCAGACCTGTTATCGTATCAGCGACATTAATTATACCACCACCGTTAGCAATTGTAAAGTCATCATCTTCATATGGAGCAGAAAAAATTATCTTTTTTCCATTGCCAAGAACGATGTGGTTTTTAAAGTTGACAATAAAACTTGAACCAGATGTGTCACTAGATAGAGACGAAAGCTGTTCAAAAGTTGTACCGTCGAACCTATACGGCTTGCCTGTACCATCTACAAGCATCAGCTTTTCTGTTCCGTCAAAGTCGTACTTCAAAAAACGTACTTTACCAGAACCGCCGATTGTGACACCCGCACTGCTATATGCAACATTGTCACTTACTTGTGTCCAGCCGGAACCTGTCGAGAAGAATAGGTCGTCACCGCGACAGGCAAACACTTTATCGTCATATCGATGCAGTCCACGTACCGTACCTGTATTGGACAGGGCATTCGTGTCAAACTTGTCAAAGCCTTCGATACGTGTATACCCACCAAAGATCGAAGGTTCAAAGTTACGTAGGATACGCGCAGACCCCGGTGCCTGAAAACCTTGCTGATACGGAGAAAGGTTTGTAATCAAGCCACCCTTAAATTCAAACGAATGGGTCTGCCATGCGTCAGCCATTAGATGGGCAACCTCGCATAGCCCATTCTGCCCCCACCACCAGTGTTCTGTGGGATCATGTAAGAACGTACATAGTATGTCCGGTTAATAAGCATGGAACGCATGTTCTTGATACCTTCCTCAAACTTTTCTTTGGCAACAAGTGCATCCTGCGTATTGCCACGGAACAGGTAGGCATAGTGCATGGCACCATCTACAACAATATGTTTGAAGCGTTCTGGCACAGCCGGTACGTCATCATATAGTTCAAGGTCTACAGGAATGCGGTAGTACTCATATACGATGGTGTAAGCTGCATCAGGTTCCGGCGTGAGAATGTACTCAAGTGCAGGACCGTGCGCTACCATCTGTGGTACACCCTGTCTTCCTGTAGAATTGTATTCTTGGTCTACATACTTATCAAGATACTCTTCGTATGTAATAATACCAAGACGTGTAGTGGCATTGCCAAGAGTGCTGTCTTCCTTAATGCGGAAGCTATCAAAATCAATTAGTTTAGCGTCATGAGGAAAAGCGTAGCGCGAGACATCGCTGGACAGCACATCTTCTTGCTCTACATGGTTGAACGGCCAGTTGAACTCATGCTGGTTGATGTCACGAAGCGAAGCGTTGATTGCGTCCTTTGCGTGGGCATAGAAACCCGTAGCACTGGCAAAGTTGGACGAGGTAAGTTCCGTCTCATTCAGGCGACGATTGAGTTCATTTACAAGTCCAAGATAATTATACGCCATTATTTTTGCCTTATAGCTACTTTAACAGATCGTTCAGCCGTACTGCCCGTGCTGTCAACAATTTGACATATGAATGTATATTCTCTATTCAATACCCCGCCACCAAGATTAAGTGTAGCTACAGTATTTGTATTTGTCTGACTGATGTTTTGAATGCTGTCAGTTACTGTGCTACCAGATGCTGTGGTCAGTGTCTCACCTGCGTCAATCTGCGTCTTGCCAATCTCAGGCGTTTTTACAAACCATGTTACAGACGAGATGGTGGCAGTGTCCAGCCAACGGGACCAGTCCATGCTGTAGTCAAGTGTTTCATCAGGGTCTTTTACAGGCCAACGAAATGACATTTATTTCTCCTACGCTGCCCTTGCTACAGATGCCCGTCTTTCAGCGGCAGTTACTTGTCTCTCTACAAATACAGTTCTAAACGGTTTCTTTTCTACGTAGACTGTTCTTGCTTTTTTGCTCTCTACGTAAACAGTCCTCTGTCTACCATACAGTGCCTTAACTGCCTCAAAGTCAAACTGTACTGCAGTGGTTGTAATTGTTCCCAATGAAAGCGTCATACCGGCAGAGGTTAGACGATGTGTGTTTGAGAACGTAAGATTACCATTTATCAAAATGGTTGCACTTACACTTAATAATGCTTCTGTCGGTTTTTCTTCTACTGTGTTTATAAAACCTGTAGCCGATACGCCACTAACAAGAATAGTAGAATCTACGGTTATATTAACAGTACCTGTTGCACCCGTAGCCGATACAGACAATACTTTTTCTGTTACGTTTTCACTAGCGGTGTTTACAGCACCCGTAGCAGATACACCTGTCAGTGTAGAACTGTTTCCAATTCCGACAGTTCCCACTGAACCTGTGGCACTTACGCTTAACAGGTTTTCAGATATATCAACTTCAAATCCATTAATTGCTACCGGAGCAACTGATGTTGTTGCTGATACACCCGACAGTGTTGCGCTATTACTAATGGCTGCGGTGTTTACTGCACCAGTAGCAACCACACCAGTAAGTATTACACTGTTACCTATATCGACAGTATTAACAGCACCAGTAGAAGACGTACCTGTTACTTTTTCTGTAATGTTCGGTTGAACATTGTTTACAGAACCTGTACCGCTAACACCCACTATAGATTGTCTAATACCTACAGTAGTATTTATAGTACCCAGAGTTACCGTAGCACTAACACCAGATATTTTTTCTGTTATGTTAGGTTGAACGGATGGAGTGCTGGTAGTACCAAGTACACCTGTAATATCTTCTTGGATATTTACAGATACAGTGCCTAGTGCTGTTGTTCCTTGAACGCCTGTTACAAGGTCCGTAGTTTGAATTTCTGGTGAACCGATTGCACCAGTAGCACTGACACCTGCTGTAATTCGTTCTGTAACGTCTACTTCAAAACCACCAGCAGAAAGAGATTCTACAGTGGATGTGGCACTAACGCCAGTATTTATCGTTACGTAGTATTTGCCGTACTCTGCAGTGCCATAAACACCAGTACCATAGTTGGCTAGGTTTAGGGTAACAGACACGGCTTTTTACTCTTTATGCAATACGAATTACAGCGTTACTTGCATCGGCAGCAGGAAATTCAATTGTTAAGTCACCAGCAGTAGCAGAAACAGTACCGCCAAAGTCAATTACAGCAATGGCAGAGTTACTGTTAGCCGTATTGTAAATGATACAACCGTCAGCAGAAACTGTTACATCGCTGAATACTTCATCAGTAAAGTCTACAATAGCGGTAGAACCATCAAGCGTAATTGACGCACCATCAAGTACCTGACCACCGGCAGTGTAACCAGTGCCAGATGCTTCGTCAGAGTTACCTGTTACGTCAGAATAATTAGTTGTGCTGGCATTATATGTGCCAGTAGGGGATGCTTTAATCAGAGCAAGTTTAAGCGAGTCGGTGTCCAGATCATGCAGACCGCCTAACAGTTCTGTTTTGAAGCTATTGCACATAGCAGTTGTGATTGCCATTTGTTTTCTCCAATATAATCACAAGATGTAAAGGGGCAAGGTTTCAAGCCCTGCCCCCATACGTTAGTTAGGCGAGAGTGTCGCGGTCTACTTCATCAGCAGTCATGTCACCTGTGTCTGCCATGTTCATCAGAACTGCGAACACGCGGACTTTACCTTCAGTCGGAGCAGTAGTTGCTGCCTGAAGTTCCCAGTCAATCGTGTCTTCAGCTTCAATGAAAATCGGGGCAGAAGCGTCAGCCATAGTGGCGTAGCCTACACCCGATGTCAAGTCAGCAGAGTCATCGTCAATGTCGAAGGCCGACACAAAACGAGTAACGTCTACGCCGGTAACACCGAGGTTAGCGGTACACCCGTCAGCAGCAGTCTGAACAGAAGCGGTCATTTCAAAACCGGCTGTCAGAATCAGCGTCTCAGCAGGTACAGTGATTGCTTCAATGATGTCGTTGGCAGCGAGAGCAGAACCTTTAGCGGTTGCTGCAGCAGCCAAGTCAATCGTCTGCTGTACCATGTACGGCTGGCGGCCTCGCGCACCAGCACCACGAGCAACGGATTTGAGAGTAGTTACGGTAGCCATATCTTAATCCTCCCTTAAGCCAGATGGTACTTGGCGTTCACAAGTGCTTCAGGACGAAGAATCTTGCGGCCATACAGGTGCATACCACGAACGATGTCAGCAAAGCTGTCAGGGACA